CCTGTGTCAATCATTGCCCCACCGTCTTTATTCAGGTAGGAATCAATAATTTCCTTCAGTCGAGCCTTGGCATCACCTGCAGCCATTAACTATTTTCCCCTTTATCTTTATTGATCTTAGCAGTCTTATAGGCTTTGGAGGCCCTTGCGGCTTTACCTGCTTTTTTGGCAGTTTCTGTATTTGCAACGAATTGTTTGCCCTCTTTGCTACCTTCTCTTTTTTTACGATCCGTCTTTTCCCTTTCTTCTTTCGACAAAGAGGCCCAGGCTTTTTCCGGCAAATAACGCTTTGTGTATCCCTTTTGTATTGCCTTGTCTGCCATAATTCACTCGCCAAGATAAGGAATCTTGCCTTTTAATAATCGGCCAAAAGCATAACTAGCTTCGTTTGTAAGCGCCCTTCCTGCTCTTGCGCCCAGGTCTGTTTTGGGGTTCGGCTTAACAGATGGAAGCCAAAGCACAGGATTAACCGCAGCTTTGCGAGTAACTATGTCAGTCAACGAGCCTGGTTTCCCTTGCATAAATAGTGCAGTTCCGGCTGCAACAGGAGCCGCAATTTGTACTGCGGGTGCTACTACTCTACTAAGCATTGGTGCATATCTACCTGCCATGCTTGTGACAGCCTCTGTGCCCGCTCCCAAAACAACATCTTTTGCTGTTGCCATTGTTGCTTTTCTGTAGTCATTTTGCTCAACTGCTTTTGCAACTTCAGGGGTTAAGGCTGAAAATGCTGCACCAATTGTTGCACCCGGAATATTTTCTTTTAAAAGATTTATTCCTCCTTGAACAGCGGCGCCAACAGGATCTAAACCGTACAGTTGACGTAACCTTACAAGCTGAACATTGCCTCCCATTTCTCTTTGATTAAAAGGAAGCTTTAATTTATCTTCTACTAAGTATTCTGCTGAAGGACGAGATAAGACCTCAGGCTCTCCTGCGCCAGGTGTAATTAAATAATTAAATTTATCTGAAGGTTCTTGTTGTATTTGAAATAGTGTTTTAACTTTTCCTGGGTCTGTGTTTCTAAAAGAACTTGGATCGTTAAGGTCAAAAGGTTTTAAGCCTTTCGTAAAAGGCACAGCAGTAAGAATATCGGGAGTAAATGATTTAAACCGACCAAAAGAAAATGTTTCGCCTATTGATGGTATGGCTGAAGGATCAATTTTTGCTCCACGATATAAAGGGGATTCTTTAGTGCTGTACGAATATACAGTTGAAGGATTTGATTGTGCAATCTCTGTTAATTGATTAATTGCTTCAATAGAATTTTGGGATTTCCAGTCAATATCAAAACCAATATAATTCTGAAGCTGTTTTAATGCCTCGGGTTGTATGCCTTGTTTGGCAAACGCATTCTCATAATTGCCAGGTATATCAGCTAACCCTAAACGAGCAACAAGGTTTCTTATATGCGTTTGTCGAATACTTGGATCTATTTGTTCAGGAGTAATTTTTAAAAACTTTTGTATTTCTGGAGAGCTTAAGTTATATTTTTTTTCTTCCATCACTTACTCTCTTTATATTTCTTGGCTGCGGCTTTAGCTTTACCGCGCTTCTCATATTCATCTTTGGTCATCCACTTTTCTTTCCCCCACTTCTCCAGAGATTTTTGTTTTTCTCCTTTGCCGCCTTTGTATCCACCGCCAGCTTTTTCATACTCTTGTGCGACAAGCTGAGCCTTGCGTGCGCTCCATTGGCCTGCTTTACCGCCACGAGTACCAGCCATTACGCGATCTTTGATGCGTTCTCGTAACTCTGGTTTTGTATATTTACTGTCTTCTTGTGCCATTACGAAACATACTTATTGTGAAACCCAACAGGAACTTCTGCCTTACGCAAGTAATCTTGAAGATTGAAGTCAGGCGGGGGCGGCGTGCCGGGTTGCATTAATTTTGATTTTTGTTCTGGAGTTAAGGGAACATTAGGTGCGCCACCGTAGGGTTGTTGCGGTAATCCTTGAGGCTGTGCTTGACCAAGTTGGGGGCCTTCAAAAAATTGAGCATTCGCAACACCTGCCATATTACCAATGGCCCCTGGTAAATTGCTAGACCCACCCGCCTGGGCTGATTGAAGTCCAAATGCGCCTGGATATTGTTGACGAATTTCTTGAATGCGTTGTTGAATTTGTTGACCGCGTGGTGTTTGCTCCATGCCATAACGAAACAAACGATCTTGAATCTCTTGTTCCGATAAACGAGATCCAGGGCTTCCTGCTAAAAGATTGCCAGCTGCACCCGGCACATTTACTTCGCCACCGTAAAACATGTCAACATCTCTTTTTATTTATTCTACTCCTCTATAACTTCGTATCCTGCCGGGTCGTTAACCTTAGTCAAAACAATCCCATTGGCACGAACATCCCAATCGAGAAGATCTCCTTCTTGCCATCCCAATTCTTCCAGTACTTCATCGGGGAAGACAATAAATTGATCACCGTTTTCGTCTTCTTCAACTTCAAGAATGTAACTCATTTTGACAAAAGCTTTTCCATAAGCTTATCAAGCTTATCGTTGATCTGCCTAAAATTTTCATGCATTTCTTGAATTTCTCTCAGGAAGTCGACTTTTAAAACGTAATCTAACGGCATGCGATTAATTTGGTCTTCCAAAAAATCAATCCTTCTTTTTTGGGAATCAATGTATTTAAAGGCTTGTTGAACTCGTTCGTTTTGCCTATCTAGTATTTTATTTGCAACCCAACTTCCACCTGTAATGGCAGATACAATTGAAGTGATTGCAATAGCGACGTACTCGGGACCCACAACGCAAAAGCTTTTTTATCATTCTAAATTCAATAATCAATATGCAATTGACCTTTTCTTGCTAAACCAGTAACAAGCCAGACGAGAGCATCGACACAATCGTCGTGTCCACTAACTCCGAAGTTAGTCAGCTCTTCAAACATATTGGTAAAGTTACGAAAACGATTAAAAATAATTTTTCGATCTTCAAACATTCCCATAATTCCACGGAAACGGGCTAGTTTGTCTGCGCGAAATCCTTTAACAGGATGCCAAATTAAGTTGTATAGTCCTTCATTGTTTAAACAAACCCGTTTAAAGTCAGCCTCCAACGACGCCTGATATTGAACGGCTTCACTCCAGATATCGCACGTTGAGTATGTCGGAAAATAATGATCGTTATCGTCTTTGCCAATAACAGACCAATCATTTAACAATTCTTTTAAGGCATCGAGTTTTTCAAGATTACCCATAACGCGGAGCCTGCGGTAATCAATAATGTGAATACGATCTCCAATGCGTCCACCAAGAACCATAACGGTGTAATCGTTTCTTTCTTTAGTGCCAGCAGATAGGTCAACCCCCACACCAAGCGTGTCAAACTCCGTTGCAATTTCAGCTTTAACGATTAACTCCGGAGCAAGAGACAATTCGTTTTGGCGAATAATTTGATTCATGTACTGAAACGAAAAAGCGATAGGAGCTTGTCGTTTCTTTTCTTTTAAATAGTCCAAAGACCACATTTCTGGCCAATAGGATTCTTCATCCCCTGTTTTGGGATTAGAAGAAATCGCAGACAACACAATTTGACTCCAGTTATTTTGCTCATTAAATGTTGTAGCGTGAATATCATCGTGCCTAAAGCGAGTTCCAAGGCAAATAGCCCTAGCGCCTTCAAACATTGTTGGCGCAATCACTGCGTTCCAGTTCTCCTGCATTTGTTTACGAATATCTGGATTGGCAATATCAGCGGCTGATTTAATTGCGTCATCAATCATTACTAAGTGAGAGCGTTTGGAGGTCACCGAACCTTTGAGACCTGCGGCACAAAGAGTAAATTGTTCGTCACCAGTAGTATCAATGCCTGCAAACTTGTGATCAATAGACCAGTACTCATTGCTTGTCACGTTTTTCATTAAACGTACGCTGGGAAAAACTTCCTGGTAACGTTTACTTTCAATGATGCGTTTAATGGTTGCCGATTTGGACCGTGCAATATCAACCGTATAAGACAAGTAAAGAATCTGTAACGGCAGTTTAGCTTGCGTGTGAATGCCGATGGCCCATGCCGTCAAAAGACCAAGTACCGTTGATTTAGCAGACCCTCGTGGCGCTAAAAGGTCAACATTCGGTCCGGCAATTTTAATTAAACAGCTACTGTCTTCATTCGTGACAAAATGGCGATGCCAATCAAGATGGTGTTGTGCCGGAGGTTTATCTGCAACATACTCGCAAAAAAAGCCAAAATCTTCTCGTGCACGTGCCAGAGACGCTGCGTTACGTGGAACACGGATTTGCTGTTGACGCGCAGCAGCGCGAGCGTTGCGCCTGTAAGCAAGGTGCGTATAACTTGGCACGAAAATTTAGTAACGTTCTAATTGAATGTTATCTTATTTTTCGTTTTTTTGTTCCTTGTATTTGCGAGCCTTATCTAAGGCAGCTTTACGCTTCTCTTTGTCAGACATCTCAGTACCGTCTTCTTTTTTAGCTTCTTTCTTTTTAAAGTGCTCCAGAAGCTCGGGAGGCATTTTGTTTTTAGTCATTACGATGCAAGTTTGTCAAGAGCAGTGGATTGAAGCTGAGGGTTTTTCGTGGGAATGCTTTGGGACTTTGCAGCATTAACAGCACCCGAATACTTACCAGCCATTGGCTGACCTGGTATTTTCTTCCCTGCTCCCATTGCAATTTGTTTTACTATAGATATTTTATAACAAAGGTTATTCTTCTAGCTGCATGCGAGCCCACACACTCATTGTTGCTTCTTCGAGAGGAATTTCAATAGGATCATCTTTAAAAATAAACATTAGCTCACGAATTGCTCTATCCGCACCAGCCATCAACAAACCTTTGCGGTCCTTGGTATTCGTAAATTTTTCTACTTGATCAATATGGCCACGAATTTCTTTTTGCATAGAAGCAATTCTTGCCACGCCCGCATCTCGTTTAACGACTCCGTTTTCTACATCTTCGCGTAATTTTCTTACGTCCTCCTGCATTTCATCTATTTCATACAGAAGTTTTTTGCGATGATCCGGCTTTTTGTAATGGTCTTTAACCCAGAGATCGCATGCAGAAATGCTTCCTTTATACCCGAGAAAACGAGAATAAAGGTAGATTTCAATTACTGAATAATTATCTGCGGCGAAAGCGCAAAATGACTCTTGAGTAGATGCGTCAAGATTGTCTACCCAAGTATCAAATAGCTCAATATCGATAAGCTCGTTGGGCCTGGGCGTAATCTCTGGCTTCGTCTTGTTGCTTAAACTTCTGCGCTTGTTCAGCGGAAGTGCGCTGTTCTTCAGCGCCCTTTCCGATGCTTTCTCGTTCTTGTTCACCAGCGACCTCCGCTTTTTTCTTGGAAAATTCGTAAGCCACTCCAGCAGCTTGCTTATACTTTTCTAAATCAAACCAATCGTCTGGATTGGTAGGAGCAGCAGGAGTGCTGGTCATGACTTATGAATCCTACAAGAAAAAATCAGAAGTTGCTCATCATTTGAGCAAGGCCAGTAGCAAAGATGTCTTTGCGACCTTCGGTTGACTTTTGCGTCTGCTGCTTCATTTTAGAAGCTTCAAGTTTGTCAAGCAATTGTTGAAATTTATTAATGTCAAAATAATCGCTATCTGCAGCAGCAGTCGTGGTCGAAGCGGTCATTTGTTTTTTAAAGAACTAAAATAATTATAACAAATTGATATTCAATTAGAAACTAAACGCACCAATCAAAGAGCTATAAAGTCCGCCAGCCTGTTGCAGCTTCGCGACTTCTTTAGTCCCTTCGTTTTTAAGTTTTTGCGTTTCTTTGTCAATAGCGCCTTGAAGATTGGTTAAACCCGCACTGTAGATAAACTTTTTAGTTTCATTAATAGCCTTAAGATTGGCTTCAATTTCGCCAGCGGTGCCAGTAAATTCTGTTTTAAAGGTCGGCATTTCAACGCCGGTGGCAGTTTTAAGGTCTCCGGCGTATGTAGGAAGCGTTTCTTGAAGTTTGAAATTATATTTTTTAGTGCCCGTCGAGTCTTTGGTGGCCTTGCCATACATTGTCTCGTAGTAGTTATCAAGATAGCTTTTATTAAACTTTTCTTGATATTCGTCACTAAGTTTTAAGGCGTCTTTAAGATCACCAACTGATTTGTAATAGCCAGATTTAAATCCTTTCTGTGCTTTTTCAAGTTGTTCAGCGCTTGGGCCTTTACCAAGCAGTTCTTGATACGCACTTTCAATTTGACTGGTTTGTTGACCAGGTTGAATATCTTTTAAATAATAATCAGTAAGTTCTTGCAGGGCTCCGGTTTGTGGGCCAATATCATATTTACTAGCGTAATCTTTAATTTCAGCTTGTGCTTCTGTATAGCTTAAAAGTCCTTGAGCAAGTTGCTTTTGAATAGTTTGTTTAAAAGGAGCAAACCCCGATTGTGCTGCAGCTTTTTTCGCCGCATCAGCAGTTTTCTTTTCTTCTTTTTCTTTTGCGGTTTCTTTTTCAGTTTTTTTCAGTTGTTCTAACTGATATTTTTTTAACGCATTACCATACGGATCTGTTGGTTGTTGATATGAAACAGTAGTTCCGCCGCCCATGTCTTATCTCCTTATGAAAAATCAGAAGCAATAGGACCAAAAAGTCCGCTATACGCCCCACGAGATTTAGCGCGTTCAAGGCGTTCTTGAAACATAGCAGCTTGACGGGCCGTATCGCGACCTAAAGCTGAAGTAGCAAAAGCTGCTTGACGCTTTAAATCTTCTTGGCGTCCGGCACGTTGCAATCCCCCCAGCTCGCCAAATTGGAAACGTTGAGCTTCTTTTTGGCGCTCAAGTTGACGAGGGGCAAACTGCTCTTGAAGAAACGGACCCATAAGTCCGTAAGCGGCTTCAAGCGCTTTTTGATTTGTAGCTAATTGTGCTGCAAAATTTGCGCCCGCAACCTGCGACTGAATGGCTTTATCGGACGCACTTTGTCCTAGTAGCCCACCAAAAAGACTTGCGCCTGTTTCGAGTAAAGAGCCATAAAAAGGATCAATCGCCATACCGCCACCTGAAGTTAAATTACCTGTTCCACCAGCAAAATTTTAAGGTAGAAAAATTTGTTCCACCGTTTGAAAATACGTTGGAGTAATTAGGAAAGGACACTATGGTTATTCTATATCAAGTAAAGTAACTAAATTGTTGAAGCGCACCATACGGAATAAATTGTCCACGTGACACAGCATCCACGCCGCGTAATGCAGCCTCAGTGCCACGCTCTGCGCCAAGAAGACGAAGCGCATTGGCAGCGCCAAAAGCCTGAGACATTGTTTCAGGAATTTGACGTGCAAGCAAATAAGGGTATGCCTGCTTCATTTGTTCTTTTTGGAACTCTAAAGCATTTTGAAGTTGTTGTTTTTGAAATGCAGGATCCCTTTCTTCTTTACGAATTTGATTGAGAGCATCAATAGCTTGAGCTAACTCGCTTTGCCCAGGAGGTTTGAACTGAGCGGCAAAAAGATCCCGTTGCGCCCACTCCGGAATGTTCTTGGTCTGTTGAAAAAACCTAGTTGCAGCTTCCGGATCGTATTTAAATTGTGTCAGATCGGCCATGATTACCCCCGATATTGGAAGGCAGAAGAGGCGTAGGGATTCGGAGCAGTCAACATTGTCCGTACCGTTTCACCAGCTTGTGCTTGAGCGCCACCAGCAAGCTGAGCCATGTACATCTGACGATTTAATGCGCCAGTAAGTTGACTGGTCTGCTGATTAATTTGCATTTGGCGTTGTACAGCAGCATCGAGACCACGTTGCTGAAGTGGATACAAAGCTTCTGTAACCTCTACTTGCGTTTTACCTGTTGCCCTGGCAATACGCTCAATTTCACCTGCATCTAAACCACCAAGATCTTTAGCACCTAAGCCAGGGATACCAAGAACACCCGGAGATTCTCCACGGGCCATTTCCTGTCGTTCACCTTTGCCTAGAAGATTTTGTGCCAGCTGACCTGTAGCAGCTAAAGCAGGTGGCGCTAGCAGAGAGGTAGCTATACCTGCAATTGATTTAGCCCCCATACCACCTGGGGTTAGTTTAGTGACACCCGCAGTAACAGCGGCGCCCAGAGGGTCTTTATTAAAGACTTGACCTAGGGCGGGCAAATAAGGCAGCAAGCGGCCAGCAAATTGCGTTGTCTGACCAGCGACATCCGCAGCGGCAGACATAACTCCTGCGCGGCCTACCGCAGGAAGCAAAGCTTGTAGCGCCGGTCCAGCAAGAGCCATGATTACTTTTACTTCTTTAATAAATTAATTTTACCAGCCTACATGTTCTGCTGGTACTCCATTGTAGAGGGCAGTTTTTCTGGATTATTTTGTGCTGATGCAATTGCTTTATTGGTCAGATTGCCAAGTAGAGCACCAGCCAAAGAACCTGCCAGGGTAAGAGCTGCAGTTTTTCGTGTGCCTCCTGGGGCAATCTCAGTAAGTGTTTGGTTGCCTAGCTGTTTAGTAATAGTTTGAGACTTTAAACCCTGTTGAAGTCCCAGGGTTCCTCCTGCTAACGCACCAACAGATTGAAGCCCAATCGGAAAACCAACAATACGAGCCTCTGGTTCACCTTGTAAATTTTCTGGAGTGAACTTAATCAAACCCAATCCCGTAATGCCTTTATCTTGATAAAACCCTTTCATATATTGACCATATCTTTCGGGAGTTAAGTCGGGAATATCTTGTTTAGCAGTTTCATATTTTAAGGGACGACCTTGACGCCCCAGAAACATACGTTCAACAAGTTCAAGACCTGGTTGAGAAGTTTTACGCCGATCTTCTTCTCCTAACTCAGAATAAGTCTGAGCAAATCCCTTAGGACGAAACAACTCGCCAGGATTTGTAATATCAAAGACTCCCAGAGAAGCAGCGGTAGGAGCGCCAACAGCTAAACCGATGGTTGCTTTTTGCGTTGGATTTAACTGTTGATATGTTGGGCCAGCAGCTTTTTCAACAATTGCATCAGCAATGGCCATCGGATGATTGTATCTCCAATACAAATGACGAGTTGAATCCGTTCCCACATCTGTTAACAAACGAGCTGCGTAAGCACCCACAAATTCTTGTGGTGTTTCTCGAAATGTAATTCCTTTCGTTTCTGCTAACTCTTTTTTAAATCGCGGTGCAAAAGTACTGTAATTAGAAATTGAACTTAAAATACGTTCTCCACCTTCATCCACAAGTTCTTTTTGTGCCTGGGGAGACATAAGCTCAACGCCAGCCTGAAAACCTTTCTTAACTCTTTCGGGGAATAAGTTCCCAACGCCAGTCATCAAATTTTGATAGGCGTTACCTAAAAAAGATTGAGCTTGTTGTCGTTGAGCCGGTGTAACCATTAGTAAACCCTCGGCGGCAAACCTTGCGTTTGATATAAAGTTCCGTCAGCTGTTTGAGGGTAATAAAAATTATTTAACATTTCTTGTTGCCCTAATTGTTGTTGTTGCGTTACAAGTTGATTTATATTTTGCGCTTGTTGCATTTGCAAAAACAAAGGCTCTAAAACCATTGGCGCTCCGACACTTCCTGCCAACATTGCTGCGTTTTGCGCGACGCTTGGTTCGTAAACTTGTTTTAAGTCTTTTACATCAATTGGGACACCTTCTTTCATCTGTTCAGGCGTTACGTATGCACGATATTTACCTGCGTACTGTGGAGCAAATTTAGAAATAGCACGGGCGCCTCCATAGCTGGCGCCAAGATCTGCCGCACCAATCGTCAAACCTGCTAAGGGATTGCCAGTGGTAAGTGTACCAAGAACGGTGGTCGCTACTGCGCCGGGTACGGAAGACGCTAATAGCTGCCCGCGTCCTTCTTGACTTAAATAGCTGCGACCAAGCCGTTGCAGCAACGCTGGTTTTGACAACAGTCGTCCTGCTAATTGAAACATTTCTTCTACTTCAATAACAATATTCTATCTTTTGTTATCCAACGGCTTGCCGCTGTTCTTCTTCTGTTTTAACACCTTGTTGTTCTTCTGCTTTTTCTTTTTCTTTAGACGGTGTTTTTTCTTCTGCTAACAATTGAGAAACAGATTGTTTATTTTCTATCTCATTTTCAACTCGAACTTCAGCGGCCTTCATCATGTAACCATTTGGATCAGGATTACGTAAACGAGGCATAGGATTTTTAGCGGCTTTGCCCGGAGCTATGGTAGGGCTAATATTATATGCTTCTACCCAACCAGGGTTAAAGTCTGGTTGGTCTTCGGGGCGTTGACGAGTGTTAGGGCGTCCCTTGTCAAAGTCATAATCTATTGGCCGATTAAAACGTCCAATTCCTTCAAAAACTTCGTATTCTGAAGTAACTTCCTTACTGTCATCAAAAAACGGTGCATTTGAAACAAAGTTAAGAACAGGATTCTCAACCAGTTTTCGCGTCATTGCGCGATTTAAAAGATCTTGTTGATCAAAACGAGAAGGGTTCCATGGGTAATCTCCTGTTTCGGGTTTGGCACGAAACAACTCATTAAAATCAAGACGCTTGGTAACAGTTCCTTGATTATTAAAAGGATTAGTAATATAACGACCTAAGTCCAACCTGGCGTCTTTGGCCATAACTTATTAACCTTTTTTTTCAGATTTTTTCTTTTTTAATCCTACTAAAGTTTGACGGAGACGAGCTTGTTTAACCGTTTTTTCGTCGTATTTTTCCGGGTTTGCTAAAACGTTTTCTTGCAATTGCGCAGTAGTAATTCCTTTCTTTTTGGCTTTGGCAGTGAAGGCGCCCTCCTTCATTTCCATGCCTTGAATCCACTTTTTATCTTTCTTTTTTTCAGCCATGATTAACGTCCAATGCCAAATTGACGAAGAATTGCTTGCGGATCGCGTCCCTCGATTCTAGCTCGACGTAATGCCTCACTTGCCTCCAGGCTTGCTTTAGTCGTGGTGCGGCGTGCAGCCTCTTGTTCAAACGCAGAACGAAGAGCGGGGGACTTTGCTTGTTCTGCGCCGGAAATCAACTGTTGAGACGTTAAACCTTCAAAACCAGTTTTACGTTCTTTAAATGTAGGTTGTGAAGGAATGCGTTCAGCAGCTGCAGAATATTCACCAGTTGCTTTGCTCATGGCCCCTGGTACATAACCGGGTTCCAGCCCATATACCCCAATACCCGCAGAACCTCCCGCAATTTCTTCAGGAGCGGGGCGATCGACTGCACTATAAACAATTTCTTGTTTAGATAATTGTCCTGGCGCCGCTTGCGGTTGAATGCCTCCACGTAAGCGACCCCGGATATCAGGGGTCATTTCTTCTGGCGCTCCGGGAACTAAAGGCTCAGCTGTTCCGTAAAGAAGGCGAGTTCGTTCTTTAGGCATTGCTTCGTGATAACTGGGCGATGCCCCACGAATTGCTGTGCCTGTTGGAGTTTTAGTTACGACAGCTTCAGGCCCAACATTAGGAACCGCTCTTTCAATTAAAGGTTCAGTTGCAGAAACGCCTTGCACGGTTTGACGAATTGGCCCCGCAGGAAGTGCGATGCTTGCCTTGCCAGTTCCACGGACTTGTGCACCAGCAGAAGTACGGAAAGGCTGGGCAAGAGCACGTTCAAACCTAACCGTTCCCGGCCGCAAACCCGCTTCTTCCAACTTAGCGCGACGAGAAATCATTTCTTGTTTTGCCATCTCTACCATTTCTTGCGAAGAAACAGGACCAATGGTTCTTTCGGCCTGGTCGATAGGTAAACCATCTTCTAACTGAGACGCGGCTTGGTTGATAGCGGCGTCAACTTCTACCAAGCCTGCGGTTTCAGGTGACTGTTGTGCCATGCGTGCCAGCTGAGAATCAACCGCATCCTCTGCCATCTCAACGGCAGCGAGGTTTGCATCTTCGTTCCTTTGAATAGCGGCTTTAACGCGACCAGTAGTTTGATCTTCTGCTGAATTAACCGCATTAGCAAAGTGATCAACTTGTCCAAGAATACGTCCTTGCTGTTGATCAACTAAGGTATCAGCTGCAAGATAACCTTGATTGCGTAAATATTGACTAGAAAAATCTTCTTGTGCTGCAGCTTGTGTTACGTTAGCTTCTTTACGTAAAGCGTCAATTGCTTCCTCAGCACGCGCTGAAAGCAAATTACGATATTCCGCTTGTGCTTTAGATTGATAGCTACGAGCTTCCGAAAGTTCTTGCGCACGTTGTTGCTGGACCAATGCCTGCATTTCTGGATCGGCAAGCACACGTTCAGCCGCATTAATTTGCTCGGCAATTTCTGATGACTCACGCTGAAGCGTTGAAAGATCGGTTTGAATTACACCACGGGGTCGTTCAGCTCTGGCTTGGCGAGTCAATTCGATTCCACGTTGCTGGCGAGCTACATCAGCAGGAACTGCACCAGCGGCACGGCGCACTTCTGTTGGTGAGGGCGCAACTTTAGACGGGGCCACAGCCCCTGGCTGTAACATGCGACGAACACCATATGCGCCTGCGGCTACTGCGCCAGCACCAAGAGCTAACTTACCCAGGGCATCGATCAAATTAGGTTGATTTTGTTGTTGTTGCTCTGTTTGGCGCCGTTTTTCTGCTTCATAAGCGGCGTAAGCGGCAAGATTGGAGTCCATGAGCTACCTGTGGGGTTTATTAGCCGATTATTTTGTCTGTCAACATTCTATTGTTGATGAATCCAAGAAAAAGAGGCGTTATAGTAAAAGAATAAACAAAAAACAGGTCGAATGGATCCCAATGTTCGTGCACAACGCGTTGAAGCATTAGAAGCGATTAAAAACAAAGCGCTTACTATGGCAAATGAAGGCGCTGATTCTTTAGAAGTACGTAATTTTGTAATTGATGCACGAAAAGAATTAGCATATGAACTTCCAGATCAAGAAGCTTTTGACAAAGCTATGAAAGCGACGCTCGCATACAAGGCAAAGAAGGGAAGTTGATAAATTTTTGACAATTTAAATTTAACCGGGGAGAAAAGCCTCGGTTTTTTTGTCTAAAAATTTGGGCAATTAGTAGTTTTTTACTACAAAAACACACTTTTGTTTACTTTTAAAGCCCCTTGTAGGGGCAAAAAGGGTACAAAATTACCTGACGCATCTGACACCACCCATCCGAATGTGAACCTGGTAGGAAAAAAAAGAAAGGGTGGAGTTGGTTAGTAGAGAGTAGCGAAGGGAACGCTCACTGCGTTCGCTGAGCGAGCAAAGAACCACTCACTGCGTTCGTTTGGATAACACGAAGCGCAAAGTTTGTCAAGTAAATCGAACAATTTGTTCTGATTTCGTAACAATTTCTTTGTTTGATACGAATTCGTATCGCGCCCTAACTTAGGGAGCGCCCCCGCCCACAACACTGTTCACATAAGGACTGTAAAGCGCTTGGCTCTGTGGTTTTCCACAGGTAAGTCCAAGGCGTTCATTCATTCTATAGGAGACAATCCAATGCTTCGCCATCATCTATCTCTTGCTTTGGTTAAAGCTGCACACATTGTTGCAGAGGACCGCAGCAAGGAGAACATCCAGGCTTTCGTGAAGAAAACACGGGTAAAGATCGCCAAGGTGATCGAGCCTAAAGATTGACCGTAACCAGGCGGTACCAGGGGTTCAAGTCCCCTGGCAATCATTGCCTCCAGCGGAGATAGGCACCGCACAACTACAAGACAATGCAACTTACTTACCAACAACTGTTTAAGTTTATGGGTACATTTAGTAACCAAGATTTAAGTGATGCTCAAACCATTGCTGAACATGTTCATCAAAAGCTTGGCAAAAGCTACAATCAAACGTTGCTAGACGTTTTAATTGAAATGCGTCAGCATCAAATAGCAAGCTGATCCGTTAAAGCGGGTGACCAGGTGCGAACCCTGGTCCAGTTATTGCCTTCAGCGGAGATAGGCACCGCACAGCAGGAGATTCCTGTGTTTAAGACTATGGCTCACAGAGGGTTTCAAACAACTTTCCCGAACGGTTATACCGTTTCGGTAATGTTTGGTGCTGGTAGCTATTGTCAACAGCGCCATAATAAAGATATTCTGCCTGATCCCTGGGCATCAACTATTAAATGGGGAGAAATGCATCAATCAGTTGATGCTGAGATTCAGGTTTTTGGTCCAGACGACTGGGTTGTTTGCGGTTGGCCCGGTTGCCCCGATCTTGATATGGATCCGGATGTGGATCTGGTTAGAGGTTGTATTACTCCAGAGCAAATGCTGGAAGTAATGAACTGGGCAGCATCTCAAAGCTGAACTGTAGTACTTCACTTGTTGGAGGGCCAGGTGCAACTCCTGGCTTCAGTTATTGCCTCCAGCGGAGATAGGCACCGCACAACTCAACTCAATTCAATGTCTACTCCTGACAAGACCGTTGCTGTTGAAACTGCACAAGCCATCTATTTCTTCTTTGTTTACACAGAAGCAGATACGGTGCAGGTAACTAAACGGATACTGAAAGGACAGAAGGGTTACGACAAGAGCACCAGCCTTTCACTCGCTGGCGCTCGTAAGTTGTACGCCCAACTTTCAGCAAGCTGACAGGTAAAGCCTGTGGGGAGGTGCAAGTCCTCCCTCAGCTATTGCCAGGTAACACTGGCATTCATTCAACTCAACTCCAACTGGACTCAACCATGACTCCTAAAGCCGTTGAACGTTTACTCACACAAGAAGCACGCCTGCTTGCCAGGAGGGATGCGCCTGTCATCGATGAAGAACTGGAGGCACAGCGTCAAGCTGCCCTCGAAGTATTCTTCAAATGGCAGGATCAACTGTGTGAGTTCCAAGATCTGGTTCCATTTTGTGCTGTGATTGAACGCAAAGTTCAACTCAACAAAGCACTCATTGAATGGGAACTAGATCATCTGATTGATTGATTTCTGCACTTTCCCATCGGCAACGATGGGTTTCTGCAGGATTCACTCCTGCTTGTCCCTTATTTCACATCAACCATGTTCAGTAACACCATTGTCGGCAACGTTGCTCACCTAGAAGTGGCAACACATGAAGGCCGTGAGTTCCTTGCAGTCACCATGTACGTCAAGGACCAGGCCGATGGTATTTGCCGCATCAAATTCAATACTGCCAACGGACTTCTCACTGCGTACACCAACGGTACGTTGACGGTTGGCCAGCAACTTATCCTTAACCAGTGGGACGTGCGGATCAATACAATTCGTACGCACTACACCAAGGATAACAAGCTGATTCCTTTCAAGTATCCGGAGGTTTCACTTACGCGTGTCCGTGCAGTAATTGGTTCATCACCAGAGGCTAAGCCTGTGGTCAAGACCGAACTCAAGCCTACGCTGGAAGAAGTCTTGTTCTAAAGAGAACTTACGAGTAAATACGAGCATGCGTGTAAATTTACTAGCGTGCTCGTAACTCTTGTAATGGTTGCACTTAACCTTTCCGTTTGATACACAACAGTATCAAGTTTATTTCTTGATACGAATTCGTATCGGACGGTAGGTTTTCTGCAGCTCTTACTTAGAGCTGTTAATCCATTTACCCAACATCTCAACATATGAAACGAATTGTTCGACTCGATCCAAACAAGTATGTGCACCTTGATTCTTACGGTGAGTCTCATTTGTCTCACTACGTAGGTCAAGCTCTTTGTGCAATTGTCGTGCTCGCCATTGCATCACTCACCGTAGGTGCAATGCTTGGTGTCGACATTTCAAATCCAAGTCCTGTGCCTACTCAACATGAACCTCGCTGAGCACACACAAACTCTTGAAGGTCGCATCGATGCTTGGATCAAAGCATTGGAAGACAATTACTACAAGAGTTATCCCGCCAGATGCGAAACACCTGACTACTTGAAGTATGAGGTACGTCCTGGTCAGAAGTATTACAAGCTCTGCATGCTGACTTCTAAGGGCAACGGTGAGTACGGCGCATCTGTCCACGCCTTTATTCATAGGCAGACAGGTGCTGTCTTTAAACCTGCCTCATGGAAACAACCGGCTAAGCATGTGCGCTACAACCTAATGGACGATGCCTCGTACCAAGACTGTCTCGAAAGAGCTGATTGGGCAGGCTCCGACCTCTACATCAGATAACACCACTCACGCTGGGGGTGAAACGACTCACATCCTGAGTAGTTTTATCCCCTTATCCCCTGCCCACCACCGCCGGTGTGGGAGTGGGTGCGTGGTACTTGCATCGGCTACACAACCAGCTATCCTTTTCTAGGTCTCTATCCATCCCATGGAACTTCTATCTCAACTCGACGTTCAGAACCCTGATCACGTCTCAATCATCACGCGTGAAAACCGTGTCATCATCTCTGTCCGTAAGGATGGAGCTGACGTAACTGTCGGCTTTCCTCTCAACGAAAGAGTCTTCGATACCACATCAAGACTTCCTTTGCAACAGGCTGTAACAGCACTTAAGATAACCACGTCTTCTGCCACGGACAGCCTTTCGAAAAGGCGTGTAGCTCTTGCTAATCGCTTTAATCCCAAACTGAATGCTGCCTCAGCACGTCAGATTAAAGACATGCTAAAAGACAAGGAGCTTATGAAGAAGTTCCGTTCTAAACACCAAGCCCATCTACAGATTGGACAAGCGTTTAACGTTAGTGTTCACACGGTTCGAGCTATCGCTCAAGGCAAAGCCTGGAAAGATGTTTAACCGTATTCTTGATAATTGACATTTATCGAGAATCCAACTAAACGTCCTGGGTATGACGTTAAACTGCCCAGTCCATTCGCCATTCGCAAATAGCGAATACAACTCACTATCTCAATTCAAACCATGAATCAACTCGACCAGAACTACAATGCTGACTTGCTTGATGCCATGGCCGACATGGTTTACGAACAAGAGCAAGCCATGCGTGAAACCCAACAATCAGATTGGGAGGGCGTCATTTATGACGACGAAGACGCATCGTAGTACATCAGTACTAACAGATGACATCATCATTGTCATCCTTGCAATCATCTCTATCCTCATCACAGAACTAATCTCATGCTTCACCCAATCACCCAAGAAATTGCCGAGTCCTTTGGCTACGTCCCCTTCTCGCCAGAAGAAGGTGAGCAACAGTACCAAGTCGAGGTCAACTACGACGGTAAGCAAGGCGAACGTCCAAAAAACGGCAGTGTCTACCGCAACAAACAAGGCATCCTCCGGTGCTACTGGAAACCTAAGTACGGCGACAAAGAACTCCAAGGATGGTACGACGTGCCAACCAACGAGGACATCGAAGAGTGGTCGTTCGACTCCATCGCGTTCACCCCGGACGAAGAAGAAGTTGAACCAGACCATCCCGACAGCTGGCTTAGGCTTCTCGGTTTGATTTAAGTATTGTTTGCCTACAAGAAACTGTCAATACTGCCTATGTATTGGCAGTTTATCCAATACAACAAGTCAATGTCTTCTTCTAAGAGAAACATCGTTGGTCTAACAATTAACCAACGCAATATCCTTCAGTATTACTACAATCACAAACGCAAACACAAGGATCTTCCTTGCTTTGTACCAAGGCTTGTAATACGTGGTGGTTGCATTGACAACTACATACGAGCCTTGGAAGCACTTGAAACTATGGGTGCCATCTCATTGGATCGCACCTCGCCTCATTACACAGCTTGGATCATTAAAGATCCGGTTGACTCTTCCAAATTCCAACGCACTTCCGACAATGCAACAGTATTTAAATGAGTACCAAGCCGTTGGCCAAGTCTTAGCTGATCTCAAAGCTATTGTCCAACGTGAAAGTCAACGCCATGAAATGGATCAACACCTTGTTCCATCCATGCGTGATCTAATTGAAAACGAAATTATTCCTTTGCTTGAGAATGAGATTGATGCAGATCCAACTCCTCAATATCTCTACGACGACACCGGTGGTGAACCTCCGATGACTGCAGCGGAAATACATCACGTTGCATGGGTGCAACACCAGGCTTTGCACTCGTGAACAATGCATGTAACTAAAAATACACGTGCAGGGAAAAGTGGTAAAGACATTATTTGTCCTATCTGTAGCAATGTGTCGCACGTTTATCATTTTGCGTGGACAACTTTGACTTGTCCTCATTGTTTCTTTGACATATCAAAGCTTGAATACAAACTTGCACCCAAGATTTCATCTACCGCAAAGTTAAGAAACCATTAAGAAGTAAGGGCTGGTTCGCATTAGAACCTAAGTCTGGTGCGGCCAGACGCCCTTTGCTTCATCATTATTCCGGTTGGGCCTGAACCAAGCGGAATCCCCTTAAACAATCCACTGGCCAGTGGGTACACGTATGTGAAACCCCATGAGTACCAAGGGCGTCCCCTTGTAATCATGAAAGACACTCCGTGGACTTGCTCATTGTACATACGCTACAGAACTAAAGGAATACCCCCTGGACCCCCGCAGGGGGAGTACCAGGAAATCCTTTATCTTCTATTAGATATCCTTATGTACATGTCCATAGCCATTCTCCTTCATCCCTTCTATACTTCTTCTTCTACCCTCAACTCATTCCATGCCTTCCTTCAACGACGCACCTAAACCTCGTATCCCAGACTCCATTGATTCCCAACGTCTTCAAGCAATGCAAATCGTTGCAAAGATGAAGGAATCAGCTGATAAATATGGTGTTGGTTTCGTTGGTGGTTTTGTATCACCCAACGGAGAAAAGTTTGTTATGTCCAACATGACAGACGAAGACACCAACATGCTTCTTCCTGAGGATCTCCAATGAAAGAAGTTATTTACTACAAAATCATTTCAATTGATGGACGTGATCACACAATTAGTTGCTGTGATTATTCGGAGTCCATCAATGAATTAATTAAAGACAACATTCTTGAAGACAATGATTCAGAAATTGTTGACCACATTTTTGAAGATGTTTGCTCATGACTAATGCTCAGTCTGAACTCATCGATGAAATTATTGATGACTTTAATTTCGAACGTGTGTTAATTGCCATGACAGCATTGGATTGGCAATGGCAAACCACCAAAGATGACGGGATGGAACTACCATCCATCTCCAGGCTCAAGGCAACGGCTCGTTATTTCCTCAAAGAATCTATCAAGCTTGGCACAACAGGCAGCGGTGGATTCGAAGCTAAATACTTTGCATCAAAAGGTAACGCGCCTGAGTACTTCGTTCTTAAATTTGTACTGACCGAATCATGTACTTGGTATGACTAAGAAATCACCAATTAATTTTGATCGTACTATCGCTGGATTTAATATCACAGAACGTGGTGTTAAATCGTATACCAAGTCAATCAAACTTGGTCCATTCCAAGTAACACTTAATGCACGCCAATCTGGCTTGCATGGATCAATCAGTATTCCTGGCACAGGTTTGAGCAAACGAAATATTAAATTAATCTAAAGATTCGTCCTGGGCATGACGTTAAACTGCCTGCGTTTTATTGTAATTCAAACCATGAACACAGCTCAGCTCACTACCATGATCTGCCTCATGCAGTCCCATGGTGGTTCATTTGTTAGCTCTATTGCTCAAGCATTGCGTTACGCAGATCCAGTGAATCGCCAACGATTGCTTGATGCTTTTCCTGATCTTGTGGAAAAGTATGGTCCCACTTCTCAATTCCTGCAACCTAAACAACTGACTGAGGTATGACTTATGTCTGTCCTTGCAATTGAAAACTTTTATCAAGAAGGATCTGATGTCACAGTTACAGCAGTGGTTGAAGACATGCGTTTGCTTTATCGGGCAACACGCTTTGAACCTGAAGAATGGTGTCCTGCACTTTGTTCAGCGTCTTTCCAATTGGATGACAACGAATCAATCCCTCTTGATGAAGATGGCTTCTGTAGTTATCTTAATGAGCGGGATCTCAACTGGCAACTCGTTGACACCTCTGACTACAACATAGACTGATTAACTGTCCTGAGTATGACGTTAAACTGCTCAATACTGTTTTTTTTAATTCCAATGTCTCACTTTTTCAAACGCAATCCCAACGCAAGCCGAACAGATGCTTTAATTCAGGCAAGAAATTTTTTGGCAAAAGCCGAACCTTTTAATGACAATGAAAATCTTTTCTTTTTTCAAGCGGCTACTTTGTTTTTAACTTATCAAGATGACAATGAGTTGTCTATGTCTGGTCAAGAAGAAATAACGAAGCTTGCAAAATACCTTGAAGAATTAACTTTTCAAGCAGCAATTTATGAAGGAATAAATAACGGTTTATTTATTCCATCGGTCGACGAAGATAATGAGCTCTGTTTAAAAGCAATTCCACAAGAAGAGTTTGCAGAAACAGGAGTATCCTCAGAAGTTCAAGCTGAATATAAACAGTTAAAAGATAATTATTTTAATGATTAAGTTTGCGTCCTGAGCATGACGTTAAACTGCTCAATACTCTGAACTCAACTCCGAACTCACTATGGAATTTCGACTCCCAACTAATCTTCAATCTGAACTGTTGGCGTATGACCCACAGCTCAAAGCATTGGCTCGTCAACAGAAAACAAATAACAAACCAGTTAAGAAATCTAAATATCCTCTTGGTAATGTTCCTCACCTTATTCCGTATTCGGTAGTGAGAGAATCATTGCAGCAAGATGCAATCGATAATATCAATGCCAATCAAGCAAAACATCGATTCCAAAAATTTACTACGCCTGTGGATGTTGCTACTCCGCAGGCTCGCATTATTACAAAAGCCATCCTTTATCACTACGAGCAGTGCTGGTATGCAGCATGGCTTCCACGGCAGGGTGAAGATTATGTGTATGGTTTTGCAACTGCGTTTAAGGATACGGCTACTGCGCGTAAAGCTCTTTCTCGTTCGATTAGTAACGACATTCAAGACTGCATGGAAATAGCTGTTGGCCGTACCAAGTTTTTGGTTTATCGGAAACTTGTAACTAAAGCTGACATTCAAGCTGGTCTTACTCAGCATCGTTGGCGTGCTGAGCACGTTGCTTCTTATTACGAAAAGGCTCGTGAACTTGCGCCAGCAATTGATTCATTTCGTGAAGCATTGCAAGAAACTATTCCCACCTGGGATGATCATCGTGAAATGTTTTCACGTATGTGTTGCAGTGAACTTTATGACGCTCTTGAAATCAACAAAGAATTAATTCCTGAACACAAACGTGTGGGCTGGGAGCTAACTATTGATAACTTGTTGGAAGCTTTTGGTAGACGTGATGAAGCCTATGGTGCTAACTCGTATCGTGATATTGAATACGGTTATGTAATTAACAACTTGCGTGTATTGAACACGCCGTTCTTTCGTAAGTGGATTCAACAAGAACTAAATAGTTGTATTGAAACCTATAACAATCCACTTAACCGTAAACATCGTGAAGTAAAGCGTGGTTTGATGCGTATCCTAAAACTTGCGGCTGCTGTGGAATACGTCAACGCTATTTGGCCAGATTGTCCGGTTGATTATTACCAGCGGCACATGGATCAGTTGGTAAAACTTCAGTTGCGTGATCGTAGTTATGACGTTACTCGTGAATGGCTGAGGCAACATATGCCTGTTGCTTCTTTCTTTAAAATCGTTGATAAGTATTGTGAAGAACAGGAAGCTTTGCAAACAAATACTCGTTCATCTATTAGTGATTCCACTGGCTACAAAGTCTTTTGGTTTTCAGATTGGAACGACACGCTTTCTATGATTACTCGTGTTTTAAACAATGACAAGCCATTGACTCCACCTAAGCGTTGGCGCTTGGCTGAGTTCCATGATTATGTTCAGGCTGAGTCTTGGAAAATTCAAAATCCAAACGAAGGTTTGCCCCAAGATTTGTTCCCTGAACCAATTAAGGTTGAGTATAACAACAAGTCGTGGTCATTCTTCCAGCCACATGACACACATCAACTGGCAGCCTGGGGAAAAGCCGTACGTAATTGCGTTGGCTCTGCATCTGGTTACGCCGAAGGCGTGCGCAAAAAGCAACACTTCATTGTGTTGTGCATGGTTGATGGTCAGCCACAGTTCACCATTCAATTACGCGTCAGTAATGGTCTGATGTCTGTTGAGCAAATCCGTGGGCTGTGTAATGCCGTACTCAATACGGATCTCAAGGAACAATACACAGAAGCCTTTAGGCTTGCGCTGCAAACTCGTGAAGCTGCGCTAATATCTGCGTAGCCCCCACAGGCGTGGTGGTCTTAGCCTCGTAACTAGGGCCACCTTTGAATCTATGACTGACTATACCGATGATCAACTCCTTGCTATGGCACTTGGAAACATCGGAGACTTTATCCATGACAACTCTCCTCACTACGTCTTAATTGAAGAAGATCCTCGCAACGAAGAGGACTATGACAGTTGGACGTATGGAATGGAAGTGTTGCCTCAGGATCACACTTGGCGTTCATCTTCAATAGAAGTTGAAGTAAGTCCAAGTGAGCCCGAGTAGCCCAGCGGTAGTAGGCAAACGACTTAAAATCGTTCCAGCGTGAGTTCGAATCTCACCTCGGGTACCAACTCGTTTATTTAATTCACATCATGAAAATTCTTGCTGCTTTCAAATCAATCATCCCTGAGTTCCATGCATTCAGTGATGAAGACAACCGTTACAACTTAGGTGCAACCTGGACTTCACCAGATGGTCTTAAAGACTATCACAATCTAGAGCTGCGTTACGTCCACAACTCTGAGCGGCTTGCGCTCCAGGGAGAACCCCAGCCCGATGGAAGCTGGAAGTATGTTGAACCCTCAGGTGCAACACACGTTATCACTGCTGAACGTGCCAAACATTTCATGGAGCAGACTCAAGCCCACGCCACCATCATGTGTGGAATGCTTGACAAGCTTAAGGAAACTGGAATTGTTGGCCCAATGGTAGACGCGCAGGCGCAAACAGCCTAAACTATGCGCGGAATGTTTGGCCCCTGGGCAACCAGGGGTTTTTCTTTATGATTAGCTCGACTCCTAATGCAATTGACCTTACTCTTGTTGAGGAAGTATGTAATCGTATTCCAGGCCATACGTGGTCTGTGGTTAAAACTGCAATCATTACAAACATTGTGGACAACATGACTAGCGATGTGGTTCAACAATTAACTAACAAGCCTGATGACTTTGATCGTGTCGAAGAAATTCTTGTGGAGTACTACAAGCCTGAAAACAAACAACAAGAATTAATTGAAGACAGCTTTAAAATCTTAGGTTCAGAAAATACTTTGTATCTTTTGGAATCGTTGCAATTAGACAGCATTAAGCAGCCAATTAACTCTGAAGATTGATTGATTATTTTCAATGACTTTTCAGAAGCAAGTATTGCAAACTTGTCCTAATTGCAAGGAAGATCGACTGATTACCATTGAAAGCCGTAAGACAAAAGACTCAACTCGCAGAAGAAAACGCTGTGAGTTTTGTGGTTATCGTATTACAACTCATGAAGTTAATGAGGAATTTTTTAAACAAGCAAGGCAAAATGCATTGCTGCTTCAACAGGTTTGTAAACTGTTGAATGTATTGCCAACATCCATTGCTTTGGAAGAACCTAAATGCAATGACTGCCAGTACAACAAAGGTAGTCATTGTGAATATGGTTTTCCTGAGTACAACACACCTGAATCTATTGATTGCAACTGGCACGACTAATGAAACCCAAAGCTGAATTTGTTTTTAAAATTGGTGATCGTGTTGCAGAACGTCCCAAAGCTCATGGGATTTTTGCAATACGCGAAGATGTAAAGCAACGCATTGCACAATACCGTACGCAACGGTATGGCACTGTGATTGACATTAGCTACAAAAGAATTAGCAATGGAAGAAAGCAGCGCATGCTTAAAATCCAATGGGACCACCTTAAAAGTCCAATGGATCATGCACAAATGCGCATCTGTCACGAGCGGGATCTTGAACAAATGATGAACAATGTAATTGTGCCAGGAGAATAATGGACCGCATTAAAACAACAGTGTTACTTATTATTGCAATCTCCGGATCGATCCTTTTGCTATATGGAATTTTTGGAAAGACTTATGTTCCTTCTCCACAATCACAGTTTGTAGTTGTTGATAAATATGAAGGATGTGATGTAGTGCGGTATACAAACCATAGCGACGCGTTGTATCATTACTTTCTTCATTGCAACCACACATGACTGTCAACTTGGTCTGGGCTACGCCTGACGCTGAAAAAATGATTGTCATGATGGCAAGAGTTTCAGCGCCAAAGAATCAAAACAACATGGACACTGCTCCAAAGTTGTTGCAGTATTTAATCAACAACAAACATTGGAGTCCATTCGAAATGGCAAACCTTTGTGTTGAAATAAACACAACGCGTGCCATTGCTCCTCAAATACTGCGACATCGTTCTTTTAGTTTTCAGGAATTTAGTCAACGCTATGCAGATGTCATCGAGCTTGGTGGTGCACGTGTTCCACACTTGCGCAGGCAAGATGTAAAGAATAGACAGAATAGTTTTGATGACTTGTCTCCTGATTTAATTGCGCACTACTACAGAAGAATTGCTGAATTGTTTGAAGACTCAGACCATCTGTATCGGGAAATGGTAAGCAATGGTGTCGCCAAAGAATGTGCCCGCGCTATTCTTCCTTTGGCAACTAAAACTCGTTTGTACATGAACGGGACTCTCCGTTCTTGGATCCATTACTTACAACTGCGCATTGACAATGGAACTCAATCTGAACACCGACAAATTGCAGAAGACATCAAGCAAATCTTCTGTGAACAATTCCCAATCATTGGACAGGCTGTCTTCTGAAGATGTTGAGAGTTTTTTAAATAGGTATCGTGATCCAACCGAAGCTCGAAACTTACTGATAGAAATAGGAATCATTGACGAAAACGGTGAGCTTGCTGGTCCATACAAAAAATCCTCCGAAGAAACGGATGATGCAATAACACAATGGAGATCAGAAGGTCGCGGCGTATTGTTTTTTTGATTTTTATTTTGCTACACTGTGCGGGTTAAAGATATTATTTCAATGACCGAATCCACTGTTTGTCGTTCAGAAAAAAATCGTCAACTGTTTTTTAAACACGTTGATAACTGTTATTGGAACCCTAAGCTAGTCATTACAGAACTGCCTTCTGGTGATCGTACTGTTATCGCCACGGATCCCATTGAAGCTGATGAGCTTCTTGTTGTTCTAAATCAAAATTCTTCTTTTACAGAAGAAAATGCTGTTTCTTTTTCAAAAGAAAACATTTCTCAATTGGAATCTGGGTTGACCTTGCCCGCATATCTATATCAGTTTTATGTGGATTATGGAGTTCATTGTCCGCATGGGTACGAACATTATTTCCATTCACTTCCTACCTATGAATGGTATGCAGAAAATCATGCGTTACTAAAACTGTATTTGTCGTTGTCAGAAGTTCAAAGGAAAAAGCTGGCTACTCAATTCTTTTTAATTGGTCGAATTAATGTCATGCTGGAATGGCTTGACACAATTCCTGACCATGAAGCTCAGCCTAAAGAAGCAATCCGTGCTGTAATTGCATGTTCAACACGTGCATGGTCACGTGCTGGATTGGTTCCATGGATTGATTTTTTTAATCATGCTTATGACGGAAGCATGTTGTCAAATAATGGTACGTCAATTAAAGCGACTCATCATTATGCAAAGGGGGCAGAAGTTAATACAACTTACGGCTTAAAAGATAGCTTGCAACTGCTTACTATTTATGGATATGAAACTAAAGAGAAAACTCTATTGGTTGCCCGTCCTCCCATTAGTACTCTTTTGGTTGCTGCTAACCCAGACCTTGAAGACTACCACGCGTTTTCAAAAGAGCATCCTTTTCTTTTCCGTGACGAACTAAATGGATTTGAGCATTTTCTATCTCATTTTCGTTTAATGGTTTTTGATAAAAATGATTTAGCAATTACAAATCGTACGGTTGGAATTGATACTCCGTTTGTTAATGGGGACAATGAGTACAAAGCAGTTAAGTCTGCGTTAATGGCTGTCAATGAAACAGAAAAATATTTTAATAAAATGTTTGAAACTTTTAAAGAAATTGTTCCAGATGTCCCAGAGCATTTCTGGAAAGAATATGAAGTTAAAACAAAAATTCTTCTAGCGCTAAGGGAGAAAATCCATCAGCACTGGAAGAATTTGGTAATTGAAAATTAAATTAAAATGTAGCGCTTTTTTGTTTTTCTAATTCTTTAATGGCTCGCACAGACTCTACATTTGTGCGGGTCGTTTTCTTTTTCTTATCTATTAAATATATAATCAATGCTTTGTTCATTTGATTTGACCTCCAGTAACAAAAGGAAAATAACAAACGTTGCGATAAGTCAAACAAAGCCAAGGACGATGAGCAAAGTTCCACCATTCACGATCACTTTTAGCTTGTTGTTCTTGGTCGTACTTGCAGCCACGATACGTTAGAGTCATGAGTTCTGTAGCGATTTATACGGAAAGTATATGACGATTGTCGTATATGATGTCGTTCACGCTGTAACATTCCCGCACGGGAACATGGACCTAAGTAAGTCCTAAAACTGCTTATTAGTTTTTCTAATCATTCAATTCAATTCAAACCATGAAAGTCCTTAAGTTTTCCACTGGAAACGGTAAGCTCAAGAATCGTTTGATCTTTTCATTGCCAGCGGGTTACGCCTGCCCTAACGCAGGTGTTTGCAAAACCTTTGCCGATAGAACAACAGGTGCTATCACTGACTTGCCTCAGACAACTGGGACCACAGCAGATGAGTTTCGTTGTTTTGCTGCCATGGCAGAAGTTCGTCCTAACGTACGTGAGGCTCGTTGGTACAACTGGGATCTCATCCGTGAAACAATGTATTCCAATGGGAACCAGGTTATCCTGCTTACTAATTTGATCGAGACATCTTTGCTAATGCAGCCGCCTAAAGAGTTGGTTCGCGTCCACGAGTCAGGTGATTTCTGGACGGAGAACTATTTGAAGGCTTGGCTTATGACAGCTCGTCATCGTCCCAATCAAAAGTTCTACGCTTACACCAAGTCTCTTGGTATGTGGCTGAATCTTGCCGATCAAATCCCAGACAACTTTTATCTCACTGCTTCTGTTGGCGGAACTCTTGATTACTTAATCCCCAAGCACCCCAATGTCTTTAAGCGCGTTGCTTATGTGGTGTACACAGAAGAGCAGGCTAATGCCAAGGGACTTGAGATTGACCATGACGACAGCCACTGCCTTGGTGATAAACCGTTTGCGCTGCTGGTCCATGGCAGCCAGCGGGCTGGTACAGAAGCAAGCAAGGCTTTGTCCCAACGCAAGAAAGAAGGTGGATTCATTGGATATGGCAAATCAAATGTGAAATAATTTCATGGCTATTGCATTGGGTAAAAAATCATATATCATCTGATCGTTCTTGTTTTGTTTAAATGAGCTACGTCATTGCTACTTGGAAAGAGGGAGTTCCGCACGCTATTACCGCATGTGCTGGAACTAAACAATTCGTACTTGTTCCGTTAGACTCTGACGTAGCTTTGAACAAGATCTTTTCTCATCCGTATCGTGCGGGTGCGCAATCGATCTTGACTTGGATTAATAAGAACGATGAACTCCTGTCTTGCCAAGAACTCTCAATTCAAGATGAAGCCCGATTCCGCAAATGAGTCTTGGCTCATCTTTGATCTTGAGACGAATGGCCTTTATAACCAGGTTGAAACAACCTATTGTGTTGTAATTTATGACATTGGACTCCAGCAAACTTTTACTTATGGGCCTGATTGCATTGCTGATGCTGTTACTCGTTTGGCAGCCGCTGATGTTCTCATTGGCCACAACATAATTTTCTATGACATTCCTGTATTGGAAAAGCTGTATGACTTCAAGCATTCAGCGCGTGTCATTGACACACTCATTTGTACTCGTTTGATCTGGCCCAAAGAACTTCTCTATGATCTCGACACAGAACAATATCCGCAAGTTCCAAAGGACAAACGTGGGGCTGCCTCACTTAAAGCCTGGGGTTACAGGCTGGCGGATCACAAAATTGAATTCAAAGATTTCTCGCACTACTCAAAAGAAATGTTGGCCTATTGTGTCCAGGATGTGGAGGTCACTAAGAAACTTTGGGAACATATTTGCAGACAACACTATCCAGAGCCAGCGCTCAAACTTGAACACAACTTTGCTCTGGCAATTAACAAACAAATTCGAGCAGGTGTTCCTTTTGATATTGATGCAGCTCTTGATCTTGTGGATGTACTTAGAGCAAAACAAACAGAACTTGAAGCAAAGCTAAAAGAAATTTTTCCACCAATTAAACATGAATCTGTATTCATACCAAAGGTCAACAACGCCAAGCGTGGTTATGTCAAAGGGCAACCGTTCACTAAAGTCTCGTATGAGGAGTTTAATCCTGGATCTCGTGCACAAATTGTGGAACGATTGCAACAGAAGTATGGATGGAAACCAAATAAAAGCACGGAGAAAGGCAATCCGACTCTTGATGATGATGTACTCGCGGCACTTCCTTATCCAGAAGCACAACCTTTAGCTGAATACATGCTGATCAAGAAACGCCTTGGTCAAATTGTAGAAGGTAAAAATGCTTGGTTGAAGTTGGTTAATAATGAAGATCAACGGATGCACGGTGATGTTGTTACCAACGGTTGCATTACGGGTCGTTGTGCTCATCGTTATCCAAACATGGGTCAGGTGCCAGCAAGTTACTCGCCTTATGGTCATGAATGCCGTAATTTATTTCATGCCCCACAAGGTTGGGATTTAATTGGCATTGACGCCAAAGCACTTGAGCTTCGTTGTTTAGCTGGGTATCTTGCTTTATGGGACGACGGAGAATACGCATCTCTTGTAGTTAATCCAGAAGTTGATATTCATACGTATAACCAAGAACAGTTTGGTGTTGCTACTCGTGATATCAGTAAGAGATTGTTGTATGGAATGCTGTACGGATGTGGTGCTGCCAAAGCAGGAACCATTATTGATCCGGATGAAAAAGATGAAGCAGTTCTGCGTCAACTGGGAAGTAATGCAATTAATTCATTCATGAAGGGTGTGCCAGCTTTAAAGAAACTTAAACAACAAATTGATGAAACTATTGGATCCAGGGGTTATTTGCGTGGTCTTGATCGTCGCATTTTACATTGTCGCTCAGCTTTCAAAGGATTGAATGTGCTCCTACAGTCAGCAGGTGCCATCTTAATGAAACAAGTTGTGACGTTTACACACAACAACATTGAATTAAATCTAGGCTTGGTGCATGGACACTATTGGGAACAACTCCTTATGGTGCACGACGAAATTCAAATTGCTTGTCATCCTGACTACACCAATGCCATACGAGAACAGGCTATGCTTGCTTTTCCTCAAGCACAAAAGTTTTTTGGATTTCAGTGTTTGATTGAAGGTGACTCTCGCGTTGGTAAGACGTGGGCCGAAACCCATTAACGAAAGCGACTAATTACCATGACTGAAGAACAAATTGAAATGCTTCGCTTCTTAATCAAAAACGAAATCGAAGCTGCTGGTATTGATGGCATGGAGCACGGCGCATGGGGCTGGGCGGAAAAACAGCTAGATGAAGACTGGAAAAAATTTAAAGAATCTTTTAAAACCTTTTAGTGCGATCAACTTGTAAATTTTATTTACCAGTTCAATTATTTCAACATTTGTTGAAACACCTGTATTTACTGAAATACGTCCCAGGTATGACGTTAAACTGCCTTACACCTTATTTCTTTTACAATGAATTTCTTTGCTGGCTGCGCTCAACTTCTGGAAGATCCCAGGGAGGTTTACACCGGCGCCAATTCAACTGCAATTCGTTGCATGATTAGTCTTCCTGCCGTAGGCATCAAGAAGGCTGATACTCCCATTGAATTAAACGTCTATGGGAAGACAGCAGAACGTTTTACGAAACTTAAAAAGAACTCTGGAATTTACTTGCATGATGCAACGTTGCGTTATGACCTTGAGTCAAAACAATTTTCATTGCACGGAGGTGTGATTGGTTTAGTTAATGCTGAAACTTTTCCCATTTTGAATACCATTATTCTTAGTGGTCGTTGCGTAAAAGACGTTCACCAAGAAGATGAGCGGGCATTTAGAACCACCGCATCTGGTTTGATGATTTGCAATCAAACCTTGGCGGTAAGCACTGGTCGTAATCAATCTGATTTGTTTAACTTCTATGCAATTAACAGCGCAGAAGATAAGCCTAATTATGCAGAACTCCTGTGTAATTTCACCCGGAAGGGTACGGGTTTGACAATTAAAGGTCGATTGGTCACTGACTCTTGGATTGATAAAGATTCTAAAGAGAAGAAGATACAAACGAAAATTGAATTGAAGAAGATGACACTTGCGCCCAAGGGGGGAGAAAGTGGTGCTTCTTCTATTCAACCGCAAACAACAATGACTTTTTCTGCGTCAGCCTCTACATCTTTGTGGGGTGGTCGCACCATGGACGAACAACAGGATCCTTGGAATCAAGCATCGTCCGGATTGCCGGATCTTCCTGGCCAATACGGTGCTCCTGTTGAAGATGACAACGAACCTTTCTAACCAGAAATCATCATGCCTATTCAAAGTTGCTTCACGGATGAGTATGTTTTTCAACACAAGACAGATGAAATGGAATTAAAAGTTCTTGTTAAAGATGTGTTCACTGACAAAATTATTGAACACTTTGTAGATTTCCTAAGAGGTTGTGGGCACTACGACAAATGCATTTATGAAAACATGCGGGAACTAGCTGACCATTACTTTGAACTTGAAGAAAAAAGAACGGAAAAAGAAAATCAACCTCAACCTGTACTAGACTGAGCCCCCGTCCTGGGATGACGTTAAAAGCATCCGTTGTTCCACTACGAACTAACCATGACAGCGACTCCGACTGACATGATGAGCGACACCTGGATGGATAACATCGAGGCTGAAACTCAATCTAAACCCATCACGAAAACCACTACGACAATGACTGTGAAAAAAACTTCTGCTATTGCCACGCGGAACCTTGACTCTTTCAAAATTTTTCAAGACAAAAAGTTTGTTTCCGGATACAAGAACCTCGTCACAATTCAACCCCTCAACAAGTCCAAGACACGAGGTTGGTTCGTGCGGAAGTCAGATCTGGACACTTGCGGATGGAGTGCCACTGAAGATCAGTTTGCTAAAGGTTCAGTTATCTGGGACTACAAGCAAACTTTTGGTATGACTCCCAATACTTCAGTGGAAGAAGGACTTAATTTTGTTGAGCCTCGAATTCAAATCCTTCTGCGTTCCCCGCTTATGGTAGAAGAAGCTAAAGGAATGAGGCAGATAATTGGTACCTTTGATAATCCAGAGGTTAAAGAACTTTGGGAAGCTGACAAGATTGCAGCTGATCTTGAAAAAAGTAAGGGTAAAATGCATGATCGTAAGTACAGTGTACGGACAAAATACTTGGTGTACGTTCTGACCCAGGACAATAAGCGGGCCCATAAGATCCCAATGGTTCTTACCTTAAAAGGATTGAATGGTACTGATATTTCCGAAAAGGTTCGGATGTATGAAAAAGAAATGTCCAAGTGTTTAAGCAAAGCTTTGGATTCAGAAATTCCTCTTGCATTCAATGAAAAGTTCTACGCCACTACCGTATTTGCTCCGGTACTTGCCAATGAGATGCGTGGCGCCAACAACGTTGAGATCTGCGCAATTGAATCTTTTGACATCCCTGATTACAGCTCACAAGATGAAGCGATTGCTTCCTTGAATCGCCTCAGCATTCCCGATGAAGATCGTGAATCTACCTGGAAATTCCAGGATATGTTTGCGGACTACATCAATCAACATGCACGGCAAGATGCTGAAAAGCTAGGTGGTGCTTATGGAATCAAAGAGGGCGTTGAGATTCTGCCTGTTACGCGCACCATGGAAACTGAAGTCAAGGCTTTGCCTGGTCGTGATGCAGTAACAGGAGAAGACGACTCACTCCTTTGATTTGATTGGGGGGTTAGCCAGATCGTCTTCATTAATGGAAACGTTATTGAAGATAAACATGTCTTGGACTAATCCCCTTATTACTCCTTGTCTGTTAGTAGCGATCTGCGCAAGCATGGTCGCTATTTCTTTTAAAGTACTAACTGAATTACATTCATCAATCGTACGTTTGACTGTTTCATGCCAGAACTTATCGTTAAGCGAAGGTTCTATTTGAAACCTAGTCAACGGTACATACTTAATTTCTTCCATTGTTTGTATTCAGTTGTACTTAATTTTACTTCCATAGTAAACAACAATTTTTTTCTTTTAAATGTATTAAGAATTACACCATGAAATCAGAATACAAAGCTGCATTAAAAGCAGCGGCTCCTCTTGGCTTGGTTGGTGCAGGGGTTCTTGCTTTAATAGGCAATCCTGCTGCCTGGGCGGTGCTTGCTTACAGCACGTATCGACTTGGTAAAAACGCGTACCAAGAAGAACAACTTCGTGGTAGGCTGCGCCAGTCAGGAAAAGACTACGACCTTTTCATCTGACTTTTATTACTATTTCAACTTAACCATGACAACAACTTTAACTGAATTAAATGAAGCTCAAAAACTTATTTACACACGTTCAAGCATCGCTCGGGCATTCCCTGAGTTCGATGATACGAATGTCGCCGGAATCTATCTACATCAAGATTCTTGCCGTGTGGCTTATCGCGACGGTGCTGAGGTTGATTATCCACGTCAACAAATAAAAAATTCTTATCAAGACTTTACTACCAGGCTTAAAAATTTCTTTTCGTATTTGGGACCTAACTATCGTGGGCCCAGCATCTGGCACCACAATGCCTACATCATGTTTAAAGGATGGTCTTATGCACACTCGTTGGGGCATCGTTCGTTTAATGCGCAGCTTCAAGCTCAGTGGGCTGATAAGTTTATTCATTTATCAGACCAAGCTAAACTTCGTGCACTATTGCAATCTGATCAAACTGATCTGGGATATTTGGTTGCCCCTGATGGTTTCCAAATTATTGAGCAGGCTCGCCTTGGCAGCTGCGCAGATGGCGAGGAAGACTCAGATTCGGCCTCGCAAAAAACTGCGTCATTACCATCGTGTACTTGCGGCTCATTTCAACGACAACTAAACAATTTGTCTGAACTTCAACAAGAAATTCCTGGGTACCAGCCATCTTGTATCCACTTGACTTGGTTTAAAAAGTACAGGGAATTGCTTTGTCGTCGTACTGAAATCAGAAACGCATGCCCTGCGTATGCTCCTGATAAATGCGTGGCTTGGTGGTATGCGCCACCATCTGAGGCAACCGGTCATGGTCGATTCCTTTTGCTTCATACCAAGCATGGGGCGCAGGCTCCGATTACTCATTGGCGAACTTACAAACCAAACGACATCTTTACAGAAGATGATGCTTGGTCTTTGTTTGACAACATGATGGAAGCAGGCTATGTTCCTTTCCCAGGAACTTCATTGCCTCAACTTAAAGCCGCAACCAACAAAGATGGATGAACGCGTCCAACGTCTATTAGAGTCAGGAATGGCCGAACCATTTCCCACAACCAACACCACCCTTAAACGCACTCACAAAACTATGGATCAAACAAGCGACGGTCGTTATCGTTACGATGTCTATATCGATGAAGATGTACATTGGATTCTTGTTGAACTTGGCGCTCGTAGCAAGATGCACCAGGAGGATTATGTTGAGCAAATCTTGACTGAATATGCTTGCCTTGCATTAGAAAGGCGATCCACTACAACGGAGGCTGACCATGACGAGCTGGGTGAACAAACTAAAGATTGACGTTGTCGATGAAGAAGATGGGTCTTGTACTATTCACATCGAATGGGACGAAACAGATCCGGACTTAACCCTATGGACTAGCTGGGGCAAAGACGGGCAAAAATCTTTTGTTCTTGAAGCTTTACAAAATGCCATTGACAATGCGCTTTCCAATCATGACTCTTGAAACTTACGGACTTCAGTTTGATGCGTACAAAGAGCTCTTCTTGTCTGAAGCAGCTCACTTACTTTATTTGTACTACGAGTTTGAAAAAGCAAATGAGCAATCTCAACATCTGTATGGATGGTCAAAGCTATGTGAAAAAACAAGGTACGATTTATTTTCCGATGCCATATATTCAACCAATGATAGAGCCCGTGCAAAACAAAAGAAAGAAAACCCAGAAACGGTCAGGGAAGATTATGAGTTTATGTCTCTTGGTACAAAAGAAATAAAGGAGGAGATCCAGGCGATCAATGCCAAGATCGAAGCCTTGGTCGATTACGTTGGCAATCTAACTAACGTAATTAAAGCTGGGCTTACGGACTTGGCTGACACCCCCGAGGGTGGGGCTTGACACGCACTATAGACTAGACACGCGTCCTGGTCACGACGGTAAACTGACCGCAACTCAATCCAACACCATTATGTTCGAAGCCATTTTTTCTTCTGTTTTTCCCTTGCTTAAAGATCTTCTCTGGACAGCAGCCGCAGCGCTGCTGGCCTACACACTCAACAAACTTCAACTTCAATTCAATTGATTCATTGAACCATGACTCAAATTACGCACACTAAACTCAAAGAGTTAAATGTCATCCAGCTTTACGAGCACTATGGTGCCTTGGAAAGGTCTCTTCCTTTACTCACTCCTGAGTCTCAAGAGCTGGCAAAGGCTGAATTGGAGGCTTGTGTTTCCTTACGGTCTGAAAAAATTGATCGTATCTACTATGCAATGGCGTCCCATGAAGACGCGGTAGAGCGTATTAAAAAAGAAAAGGTTCTTATTTTCCAGGCGCAAAAACATCATGAGTCTCAAGTTGATAGCCTAAAGGGGCTACTTAATTACCTAAAGCGTTCTTTGCCTGCAGACACTACTAAAATCACAGGCAAGAACTACCAATTTACCTTGGTAAAGAAAAAAGACTTGACTGTTGAAGTCAAATCAAGCGTGGACGATTGGTCCTCAGAAGAACAACAAAGTTTTTGTATTCAAGAAGAAGTCACCACAACCAAGCAAATTGTGGTACGTTCTATGTCAGGGGATGTTCTTGAAGAAAGAACTGAGCCCACCACAAAAACAACCGTACTTCCGAACCTTGATGCAATACGCCACGCCCACCAAACAGGTAAAGCACTTCCAACTGGAGTCAAAGTCTTTCAAGAATATGGCATACGTTCAAAACGAATCTACAGCAAGTCTTCAGTGGAACTGGAAGCATCCGAGTATCCAGGACAATTTCTTCCTGAAGATTGATGCACCAACATGTGCAGAAGACGCATCAATCAAAATGAGTTGTCATCAACATGCCGTCAAAGACTTTGAACTTCAAATTGAAATGAATGAGTTAGAGATGAGCATGCTTAAAGATGGAGACGATGTGCTTCCGTACAACGAGTCCAAGATGGAGGAATTAGAACAAAAAAAACTAAAGCTGCTTTTGGGTAAGAGGTTTCACCAAAACGCCATGAATGCCTATTGGTATTACTTGGAACGGTCTGGTAAATAAACCAAACTACAATAAAAGTAACTAAGCACAAGTCCCATGACAGAAGATAACCTTACCCAATTAATGGCAGGTTTCACCTGTGATGGGACTCCTCTTTCTGCTTTGATTGGATCCAAGCTGGAATGGGGTGTAACCGTCTTAACGGCAGCAATGTTGGCCAATGAAAACTTGGCTTCTCAAATGACAGCAGAAGAAATGGTTGATGGCGCAATCAATTATTACAATGTAATTCAAGAACGGCTTGGGTTTTACCAGCAGCATCAAGCTCATTCTTTAGAGCGACTGCTGCAATAATAAAAACCTGGTACACTAACAAGGTTTTTATTTCCATCAATGGAAGCACCACCTGTTGCAAAGCTCACACTTAATTTCCAAGTTGAATTGGAACTTGAATACGATTCGTTTAAGGGCCGCACTGCCGAGCAATTAGCTGAAGGTATCCAAGACGAGCTAGACGATTTACTATTTGATGCAGCTCCTAATGTTGTGGCTGTATTTACAACCCTTACTTCAATTGATTCCAATGAGTGATCGCTTTGACTACCAGCAGATCTTGAATAGCTGGAGCGTGACCAAGGAGCAGCAAAAAGCTGACTTTATGGAACACATGTACAACTGCTCTGGCAGGCAGTATCCCCACCATCCTATGCACGGTCTTTACACGGGTTTGTGGCAAGACTTCTGCATTAAAGAAGCTGGGCCAGTAATGAGGGATCGGTATTTTGAAATGCTTGAGGCTGTTCGTCTTTATGAAGAAAAGCAACTTCAACAAGTAAATCCGAATGAAGTGACAATCGCTGCTTGATTCTTCCGTAAAATCCACTATGCTTTGGGGGTAAGCCACAACGTGGCATGCCCCTTTTTTATTTATGTCAAATCAAAAAGAACCTCAAGACACTATCAAAGAATGGCAAGAGTGGTACCGAAATCATCGTGTTGTAGCAGAAATGGATGAGCCTTTAGTTTCCAAGGAATCCAGAGAAAACTTACACGATACCAGTAATGCAATAAGTGAAATGCCAAATTGGCGTGAATTCTTTAAAGAAATATTAAATGAAACTGAAGAAAAAGAACCAACGCCTCGTGTAAGTAACAGTGTTTATGTCAACAAAGCTATTGAACATTTTGCAGATACAATTGCAGAGTTTCAAAACGAAATGACCGGAGAAGAATTATATGTTTGTTTTGTAGAAGCTGCGCGAGAAAACTTAGCTTATGCAACGGCTGAGTACGATCGCGCCAAAGACCTTTTTGATCTTGCCAACAACAAAAAACATGTCAAGTACTAAGACGTATCCAACGTGGATCTGCGAAGAAATTACCAAGTGATAAACTAAAACTATCGCTGTAAAAGTATGTATACCCCCGGTCCTCAACTGGTACAAGAGCTGCAAACCCCTCCCCTTCAAGCGGTGCCTCAGGCACAAGAGAAGCCCAAAGCCCCTGCTAAATCAAAGAATGGTGATGTCGGGGCCTTCATTCAACAGTGCATCTCCCTCGCCTCCTATATCAAGGAACTTCAGACACAAGCCCATCTCATTCACCTGAACTACGAGGGGTCTAACTTCCTCGGGGTGCATGGGTTCCTTAAAGACCAATACGAGGCTCATCAGGATCAGTTTGATAAGTTGGGGGAATTCATTCGGTCGATGGATTATCTTCTTCCAATGTGCGCCAAGGGATTAGCCGATGCTGGGCCTGGAATTCAGCATGTTACCAGCTACAAGGGAAATGATCAGCTCGCTGTGTACTATAAAAACTTAGAAGAATTTGGAATGAAGACCAAAAAACTGGAGCCTATTGCTGCCAAAGTTGGTGCTATTGATATTCAAAATTACATGGCAGAGTTGTGTGGTGAAGCGTTTAAAGCAGCATGGATGATTAAAGCCTCTCTTAGGAATGGGTAATGGGAGAATTGTTTCAACAATTTTTAAACCGCGCAAAGCGTGGTTATGGTCAGATAGATAAAAATGTTTTTGGTGGTTTGCTGCCAGGGGGCGCAGCTACTCCTATTGGAGCCGCGTTTCAAGGTGTTACTTTTCCAA